GATATTTCGTGTAAATTCATGTACTCATCCAACTTGTGCGTTTATTTTGTGAAAAACCCCATAAGCCATAGTCATCACTAGGTTCATGGGGAGAAAAGCTATCTTCGACATAATGTACGAGATACCGTAAACAATCCATTGCGTGATCATTCTTTTTAACGGGTTCTTCTGGTAAGTTTTTATTTTCAAATCCGTGTTTGAGTTCCTTCCACTTATAATCAACGATCTCTTCCAGTAAAGGTTTCATATTTAATTTATTAAAAAACAATAACTTAGAGCGCATATTCTCATCTAGCTTCAAATACGAGGAGACTCTTTCAAATCCAGCACGCTTATCATTTTTTGCTTTTTCCCATTCAATTCCATAATCATACCACTCATCCGCAACACTATTCCCATCTCTTTCTGTGCGTACAATACTAGGATCTGCTAAAAAAGTGTAATTGATTCCGCTTTTTAACCTGCGTTCTACCTTTGGGACTAACATTTCTATGGTATGCTCCGATTCATAGATTAAATCGTACACATAAATCGTGCCTTCTTCATCCGTAGCAGCAAACAGTATAGAACTGGGGTTACGATACCCATAATCATAGACTACATAGTGATTCCACCATTTTGGAATTTCAAAAGACTTCATACAATGTGTTTCCTGCTTAAACTCTGGATATACCAACCCTGCAAAGTCATCCCAACTGCAATATACATACCTGTTGACCCATTGATCTGGCATAGACAGTAAATGTTTGATGTAATCGGCAGGTAAATGCGGATTATCGGAGTACAATGCTACTTCCTTGTCTGTTTTAGGCGCGGGTGCGCCTGGTTGCCAAGTCATAGTCTCAATTAATCTATAATCACCCTTCTTTTTATTCTGTTTTGCCTTATCTTTCTTCCATCGTTTCCATACCCAGTCATGCCCTGCTGGATTGCAAGTATGAAAGGAACAACGCATCGCGTTTTTTCTACGCATCTGACCCGCAGCAGCAATAAAGGTAGCTTCGGTCATTTCTTCAATCTGATCAAATGCAAACCACCCTAAATTCATTGATTTTATCCTTTGAATCGAGTCTCTGGAGTCATCCAACGCCATATACACGATTTTAGACCTGTTTTTAAAGATAATTTCTCGGTCTTGGGCGCGATGTTTGTCAATAAACCCCTGACCAAGATCGAGCAACTGGATCAGCGTAGATTTCTTGAACGAATCCAATACTTTTCTGCCCATTAATCCTAAATTGCCCTGAAATGCTGCACTTTGATGGATCGCCTCCATACACATAGCTTCTGTTTTACCCGTTCCCAAAGATCCCGCTAATACTTGATGTTTACTCCAACCTGTAAATAAATGATACTCTTCCTGATGGTCTAAAGGCGAGGTTGCGTTCCCTTCTCCATCTCTATACGATATATTGACTTCCACTAAGCCTGACCTCGATACCACATCTCCCAATCCAGTGGTAATTTTCCATTATCATCTAATTGAAAGAGATCTAATGCAAATTGAGTGGCTTCATTAGCCATAAATGGGGTTAACCCAAAAGATGTTCGTAGATAGACCTCAAAAATGTCTTTAGGAGTCATGTGAATGTTGTCGCGGATTGCTTCTCGTTCCAATCTGCTCAGTTTATCTTCATTTTCTTTAATACTGCTTCCCTATCCTTTGGTGAAGTGCCAGAAACCATCACATTCACCTGTGTATTTTGCTGATTTGTTCTATCTCTATACTTACCTGGGTCGTGTGCTTTGAGCTGAAAGATACGCTCGGTTACATTGCCCGCTTTTCCTGCTTGAGTAAAAGAAAGCTTTTCGAGTTCATCCAATCTATCGGTTAAAAATCCTTGTTGTATTTCTTTGACTGCCTGCTGAAATGCAGGATCACCTTTCATCGCGAATCGTACCGATTGTGGGAAATAACCCATTTCTTTAGCAGCATGGGATATAAACCCGTTGTTTGCTACTAAGTATGCTAAGAATTTGTCTTTTTTTGCGGTAAAACGAGTTTTTAAGCCTGTTTCTTCTTCATAGTCAGCAAGAAATGTCTTTACATAAGGATTGTCCTGCGCGTTTTTCGTAGCTTGCTTAATCACTTCCGTCTTACTCTTCTTTTTTCTTGGCATATAAGTATAACGAAAACATACACTTATAGTTCCCTCAATATCAAGACTGGGGTTTACAAAGTATATTGGATACTCCGCGATACTCTGAGTATCCTGAAAATTACTAAGTGTCTATATAAGTGGATTTAGAGGTAGCGTACTTTGCGTACTTAGAGTACGATAAAAAAAGCCTTTTAGGCATAAAAAATGATCTGGGTGGTATAATACACCCCCTGTGCATTTGTCGGAGCGGTGCATGGGGGGGGTGGTTGACATGGTTTGTCGCTCGTTGTTTTGGCTACCCTCCTTATAGTATAAGCTGCGGATTTCTTTTCTATATACTGTGCTGTAAGTATAATAAAATTAAGTATTTATAATGCGGTGCGGTGTGCGGTGCGGTCTTATATACTTATTACATACTATTAGAAACTATTATAAATTATTAGGAATGATATGTAATACTTTGTAATATTATGTAGCTCATGCGGAGCTAATGCAAACAGTTAACAAGGAGAAAAAATGCCAGTGCGATTTAAAGTAAATAAAAAAAGATCCTTTAAAATGATGTGTAAATCAATGTTAGAGGCAACAATGATTAAAGGACATGATGGATCTAACGATTATCATTATCACATGGAGCAAGTAAGTAAAGCTTTAGAAAAATTAAATCGAAATGAAATTGATTCGCTCCATTATGTAATGGAAACAATTAGGATTCAAGTAAATAATAAGTAAACCCTTTTTTAATAGGAAAGTTAGGAGGGTGGAATTGCTTTTCACCCTCTAAAAAGGAATAAAACACAATGAAAAAAGAACAAATAAAAAAATTATTGAATGAAGATTATAAAATTAAGGTATTTATCACAATTAACAATAACTCTGATAAAATGATTTTGAAAACTTGGATCTATAAAAACAATGAATGTTATGAGGTTTATTATAATCACATAAAAAGTTTTTTAAATCCGAATCAAATAAGATTTATAAAAGCATTCAAAAAGGCTAAAAATATCACTTTTCAAGATTTAATAAGTGCAAACATGGATGTAAAAACAATGCACTCAGCATTGAAAAAACTTGAATACTTAGAACAGAATTAAAACCCTCTAAAAAGGAGAAAAAAAACCATGAAAACACTCAACCAAAGAAGAACAAAAGCAGTAAACGAGTTAAGAAAAGTAATAAATAAAATGATGCCAAAAGCCTACGAACTTTTAAAAGATGGATTTCAAATTAAAAAAGATGGCTCTTTATATCAAAAACAAGTTACCGCATTAAGAGAAATATTCCTTAAGCATCAAACAAGTAAAAGCCAACAATATTGGTTAGAAGAAAGTAATTACAATGTCTTAATGCGCTTTAAGACATCTTATTATGATACAGAAGAAAAGCGCTCTTGTTCTTATGCAGATGAACACCAATATATAATAAGGCATGATTATTCTTTAATGAGCGACTCTATTAAATCATCGGAATTATTAGCATTTAATACAAAACATTTTCCGACCTTTACAGAAAAGCAAGTTGAAAACAAATACAATAAAATCAGAAATATTGAAAAGAAGATTAAAATATTACAAGATTCTATTTCTGAGATTAAAAACCCTATAAGAAACCATATTAGATAATTAAAGGAGAAATAAAAAATGTTTGTTTGTTATTATTGCAGAAAAAAACGGGATTCTATGGCATATATGGAGACTAAAAAGCATCCTTGTTGTGCTAAGTGTAACCGAGAAAAAAAGATTAAGGATGACCCAAACAACCCGTACACAATAGCCATGAATAAATGGAAAGAACAAGAACTTAAAAAGCAATTAACCAAAGGAGAATAAAAGCTATGGTTTCATACATACATAATACTAAAAGCATAGAATTTGTTTATTACTATGATGTTTTTATAAAGCTATGGACAGTAATTAAATATGATAAAAATGATAATCATTTAGGTACTGAGTATTACAACACTAAAG